ATTTGGTGGCGGAGGACGGATTTGAACCGCCGACCTTCGGGTTATGAGAATTACGCGCTACAAAATTATCTTTTAAATGCCCTATTTTTCGAATAATGCGCCTATTTCAGTTGTGTCTTTAAATTTTCCTTGTTCTATGTATTTTAAAAATAGTTTTTGAATTTCTGCTTTTGCAATATCTATTTCTGCTTGTTCTTTTGATATTTTCATTTCAATTCTTAAATTTTCTTTTTTTATATTTTTTTTATGTTTTTCCCAAATTTCTTGTGATTCTTTTGCAAAATCTCCAAAATCTTTGTTATATTCTTTATCTCCACGCTTATATGTTTTTATTGTTGATGATTTCCAGTTTTGATCTGCTGTTAAATTTAGTGCTATCATTAGAAATATTATAAAAAATCTCATTTTGTTTCCTTGATATTTATTTTTCCGTTGTTTGCTTTTTCTTTTATTTTTTCTAATCTTTCTAAAAACTTTTTAGTTTCTGAAATTTGTTCATCTAGTGCCAAGCCTTGGTTTATTAATCGGATTAATTCTGGTTTTTCTTTTTCCCAGTTTGTGAGCGTGTTTCTAGTGATGTTTAATTTTTCTGCTAATTCTTGTCTAGTCATTTTTCATACTTTTTGACAAATTATTTGGCATTTTATCAATTTTTAAGGTTTTTTTATTTATCATTTCATTATCCAAATGCATAATTATTGTGCATAAATGTTTTTTGGTTTTTGTTCGCAACAAAATTATATCAAAAAATATGGAATTCCGCCCTGAATATGGCTAAAAACTGTTTCTCCCGTTTTGGCTTGGATACACCTTGGCGGGAGTAATTTGTATCCTAATTCAACACAAAGGTGTGTCCTATGGAAATCGTAAAACAAGAATACGATGTATCTTACTCTTTAAGTTTCGGCTCTGTCCGTAGTTCTTCTTCTGGGAATTTTCAAGGTAACGATTACTCTCCCTCCGTTCGTATCACTGCTACAAATCTTTATGAAGTGCCAAACGCAAAGACCAATGTAACCGATGATGTCGAGCAAAAGGTAATATTTAAGATAATTTGTCCTGACAATGCAACTGCTGGGCTGGTTGCTAGTGCAGTCAAAGAGAAATTTAAAAAAGGCGAAGTATGGCATTTTCACGGCGGTTTCCCAAATGATCAGCGCGTGATAAACGTAACGGAAGACTATAAATATTTTCTTTATGATGCCAAGCCTATCGACCCTAAATCCGTCAAAGAAGTAAATTTTAAAGATGAAGTTAAAGAGGCTAAAAAATGAAAGAATTTTTAGCAGCTCTTATTATGAGTGAGGTTATTGATTTGGTTGATGACTTTATGGCTGATTGCCAAGATTTCATAAAATACTATTGAAAAAAGCATAAGTAGCTACTTTGCTAAGGATTAGAGAATGAGTTTTTTATTTTTTAAACTTAAATTTTTAATCCTGACCTAAGTAGCTACTAAAATTCATTTCAAGGAGACTATTATGCCTTTTCCGTTTTCTATCTCTTTAAAAGAGAAGTTTGGTGCAGTTAAAGAAAAGCTATCTGATGCTAAAGGTAAGCTTATCACTGCTGGTTTTGTTGGACTTAATGCCGTAAATGCTGCTGCCGCTGATGTCGCTATTTCAGCAGATGGAACAGTGTCAGGAACTATTGACTCAAAAACTTTTATGGGTATGGCTGGCGTTGTTGTTGCTCTTTTGGGTGTTATTTATGGTGTTAAAAAGGGTCTTTCTCTTTTAAGATAACATCTATCCCTTTGATCTCAAAAATCAAAGGGATAACTTTTAAGAAGCTCTAAATTTAAGGTTTAAAAAAATGTATGACTTTATCGACTTAACAAAGCTTACTATCTTTATAAACAGCTTTATAGTCGCCGTGATGGTCTTTTTCTTTGCCATTAAAAAAATAACCATTGCCTTAGATCTTCTTAAAAGTTCGGAATAAAAACTATGTATGAACTAAATTTAACTATCGAGCAATATAACTTCTTGATGAGTCTTTGCGGAATTCTCTGCGGTTTCTTGCTTGGTATGTTTTTGTTTTTAATTTTAAACAAACTTTAAAGGAAATCAAATGCAAATAGGAATTTTTACCGCTACTGGTGTTTTATCATTTGATTATTTCTTTTCTATTATGATTTGGTTTATTATTATATGTTTTCCAGTTTGTTCTGGTTTAATACTTCTAACAAAGAGGTATTTATAAAAAGGCTTAAAAATGTCTCGTATCCTAAAATTTATCCTTTTATTTTTTTTCCTGTTTTCAAATCTTTATTCTGCTATTATCGGCGAGGAAGCTTTTGATGAAAAATTTAATGATCCTTATCGTGGATATCAGAACGAAGATGTAGCAAATCGTGAATTTCCTTTTTTATCTCAATATTCTTCTAGGCTTCTTCAATCAAATATTGAAGATATATCTTTTTTAGGTGCTAATGAATATGGTAATGAATTTTTTAGAATCGGTAATAAATATTATTCAGTAACTAATAAGGGTGATTATATTTTTTATAAAAATAATGCCAAGGGAACTGGTTATTATCTTTATGATTATGCTTCCCGCCCTAATTCTATTTTTATTTTGCAATTTTATTCTGATGGGTTTGAGACAAAAAAGGGGCGTTGCGTTCTTAATGGTAATCATCTTGGATTTTGCGGTGTTGAAGGTTTGTCTAATTCCCAAGAGTTTGAATTTTCATATTTTAATCAGTGGTATATAGAGTATAAAGCTACTTGTGATCCTTCCAAAAATGAAATTTTTTCTAAGAAATTCTCTCGATGCGCTTCTTGTCCTGCGGGTCAAAGTTGGGATGATAAAACAGAAAAATGTTTTGTCGATTGCACTGATATAGAAAAAAATAAATGGGGTTCTCCTAATGGTTGTCTTGATTGCAGCGGTGAGAAAACTATGCTTGGTGCTGCTAGTTGTGCCTGTCGTGTCTTTGGTTTCGGAACTGGTGCGGGATCTGCTTTTCAAAAAAATCAAGTTCATCCTGATCAACATCCTGCTATTTACACTGCTATTTGCAATGATGGTGTCACACAACAAGACTTTTGGAATCCTGAATACAAAGAGCCTAAAAAACCTGATAATAACAGCACCAAACCCGACAAACCAAATCCTGATAAGCCAAAAGACCCAAGCAAACCAGGAGACGGCGGCGGAAATTCAGGCGGTGGCTCTGGTGGTGGTGGTTCAGGCAAAGAGGATAAACCTGACAATCCAAAACCTAACCCTAAACCTGATAAACCAAAGGATAATAATGGAACAATAATTGTCCCTGGTGGCGGTGGTGGCAATAATGATAAAAATAAAAATGATAATCCTAAATTTAATCCTGGTGATTTTGATGACGGCGGACTAGACAAAGAGCGTAATAATCTTTATGATGGTATAAAAAATCACATTAACGATAGCATATCTAAATTTGACGGTATAAGAGATGGCATAGATCAGTTTATCAAAAATGTTCAGGGTAAGGGTTTTGAAAAGGTGCAGGCGAATATAAAACAAACTTGCCCTATGAAAAAAGAATTGGTTTTACCAAATGGTCGTTCTGAAACAATTATTGTTGATTATTGCAAAACTGTTGAGCCTGCTTCTGAAATTTCTTATTATGCTTTTTATGTTGGTTTTGCTGTTGGTGGCTTTTTGTTGTTTCTTAAACTTTTAGTATTTTCAATTTAAGGATATTTTATGCCCGCTATATTATCTGCCTTAGCTTGGATTTTTAAAAAGTTTTCTCTTGGTGAGCTTGCTGGTTTTGTTCTTAAAAAAATAGCTTTTAGTAAAGTTGTTGCCATTGAGATTGCTATGTTTGTTCTTATGGTTATATATTTTGGTGGTTTGCTTTATTTGGCAAATTTTTTATTTTCTCAGCTTTATGATCTTTATGGTTTTATTCGTGGTTTAACTGATGGTTCTAAAATTTCAAATGAGACAACAGCCGTTTCATTGGCTGTTTTATCTGCGCTTGGTATTTTTAAAGCGTTTTGGGATATTTTTAATCTTTATGCTCCTCTTTTTATATCATTATTTTTGATGATTGGCACAAAAATAGGTATTAAACTTCTTGAAAAGCTTAGATATGCTATTTCAGGGCTTGTAAAGACTTATATATGATCTCCTACCTAGTTGGCAACCCGGGCAGCGGAAAAACATATTACGCAGTCTTTAAAATTTATCAGCTTTTCATTTTCGAGCCAAAGAAAACATTTCTATCAAAATTTATCAAGCCTGAAAAACAAAAAAGTTATGAATATTGCTATACCAATATCAATGAATTTAAATTTGACTTAAGTCCTAAATTTATTAAATTTGACTTTGATAAATTTTACTCTGATATGGAGACGCTGCACGCTTACTATCTTAACAAAGCTACCGACGAAGAGATAAACGAAAAAGCCAAAGAGCTCAAACTTCACAATATTCTTGTAGTGCTCGATGAGTGCCACAACTTTTTAAAAGACAAAGAAAACCCTGTGCTTGTGTGGTGGCTTACCTATCATCGTCATCTTTATCAAGACATTATGCTTATCACGCAAGATTTAACTCTCGTAAATAACGAGTATAAACGCGTTGCCGAACAATTTATAAAAGCCGTCGATAGCTCCAAGCGTCTATTTAAAAACAAATTTCGCTATATGCTCTACGGCTCTTATAAGATGTTTCAGAAAGACATTATGCAAAAATTTCACGTCCCATATCTTAAAGAAGTCTTTAATTTATATCATTCAGGACAGGTTACATCTCAAAGCTCATTTGTCCGTAAATTTCTATTCATTTCATTGTTTTTATTTATTGCATTACTTATTTATTTCTATTTTTTTATTCAAACTTTTAAACCCGAGACTGATCCTGATCAAGCCCCGCAATCGACCCAACATCAACCACACGAGCAACCTAAATCATCATCACCCAAAGAAAAAGAAACCAAACCCGAATTAAAGCAAACCTATATTTATAATTTCTCTTGCATTGACGATACTTGCCATTTTGCTAACGAAAAATATACATTTCCATTTAGCTACATTTCATTTATCATTTTATCCAACAAGCCACTTTATTTTTACCCAGTTTCCAAAAATTCATACCTGACGGAGTATTTTTTGGCGTTTGATACTCCTGTTCTTGATGATCTAGTTCAAACGTCAGCTAAATTTAATAAAAAAGGTGTATCCAATGAAGAAAGTTTTAAGATTAAGACAAGCGATCCTAGCAATTCTATTTTTAAGTAGCCTACGAGCTGAAACAATTTATACAGATTTGTTAAATTTCGCTCAATTAACAAGCAAATTTAATCATATCGCAATAGTTACCGATGACAGTATCGACGAGAGCTATTATTATTTTATTTACGAAAAAGAAACCCCGATCACTATCCCGATTTTTCGTAAAATGCTTGAAGCAAAGAATTTATATCTTTATAAAAAAGACAATTTCTACTACATTACCGACAAGAAATTACCGGGTTCAGATCTTCGCTCAATCAAATTGGACAATTACGTTTTATCTGACGTCCAGCAGATAATGTCAAATTTTGAATTAAACGCTACCTATTCCACAAGCTCAAATTTAGTCTTTTTCCGAGCAGACGATCATATATACGATCAGATCCAAAAAGCCATTAAGGAAATCGACCGACCATCCGAGCAGGTGCAGTTTAAGCTCACCATCACCGAGACAAATTTAAAAGACATCAAAGACCGCGGCACCAAGCTTACATCACTTTTAAAGCCATTAAATCACGGAGATTTAGCCTATTACATCAATCTTATCACATCGCCATATACTACAAATTCAAACATCATCAGAAACGACACAGAGGGCTTTTTTGGTGTATTAAATTTTCTTGATACTAACGGACTTACTAAAATCATATCATCGCCATTTTTGACAGCCAAAAATCACACAGATGTTTATTTTTCAACAGTTCAGAATATCCCTTACTTGGTTTCAAAGACGGAGATCACAAGCACAAATTCGCAAAAATCAGACAGCTACGAATATAAAGACGTCGGACTTAAAATCACATTGAAGCCTATCATTTTAAAAGATCACATTGACTTTGATTTACATCTCATTTTAGAAGACTTATTATCATCTGCATCTACATTAACGCCTACTACATCTAAAAAGGAGCTTAAAAGCTCATATTCTCTTAAACGTGGCGATATATTAGTATTATCAGGCATAAACAAGACTACAACACAAAAACAGCGTAATGGCATTCCTATTCTTAAAGACATTTTCATCTTAAAGTATCTCTTTTCTGTCGATCAAGATCAAGATATTAACACCATACTTACATTAACAGTTCAAGTAATTTAATTTTTATTATATTTTTTTCACGTCGTCGGGGGTCATTAGGGGGATAAATCCCCCTAATACACGACAAGGCGAATAAAACAGTCTGTAAGCGTTAATAAACTCTAAATGAGCCGCGCACAAATCAAATTTGCGGACATAGAACACTTTCGCCTAAAAGCCCCCAAGTTTAAACGCCCGGGCAGTTTGATTTTAAAGAGAGCTTCCCTGGGATAAAGTCTGCTGTTTTAGACAGCTGGAATAGGCGGGCAAGACTGAGCGGGGCGCGGAGCGCACCGCGAAGTAATGACCGCCCTTGTCAATTTAATAAAAAACTGCCAGTTTTAAGTTTTGGGCAGTCATCAGGGTAAAAAGAGTGTTTGGAATAACCAAAGAAGATTTACAAATTTGCCGCGATAAGCTAGAAAATCAAAAAGCCTATATGCTTTCGCATAGCTTTACAAATGAGCTGGGACAACCAAGAACCCTGCTTGATTGCTCTTTTAGCGCAAATTTGAGCCAAAAGTATTATGCAGAGGTATCAAATCGAACTAATACGCTTGCGTCTTTTTCCATTCTTTATAATCAAGTTCCTGTATTTCTTACCGTTACGCTTAACGGCTGCTTTCGTGCAGCACTCAAAGGCGATTACTCTAAATTTAAGGCTATCGATATGAAATTACTTCCATATGAAATCAAGTATAAAATTAAAAAGGCTGTTGCTTTAACAATTTCTGACCTTGTCGTCATTCTTAATCATCAGTGGCGCACCTTTTTTAGGCGGTTTAACGCACGCGTAGGAAAAATTGACTATTCTTACATTCGCTGCTTTGAACCGCATAAAAAAGACGGAGTGCCGCATATCCACGCGTTGTTTTATGTCCCGGCTAATTGCGTTAAGATCATGCAAGAAATCTATAAAAAGGTGTTTTACGCACCTCAAAATTTAAAGACCAATGCTGTAACTCCCGAGCAGGTTAAAAACGGCGAATTTAACGGCTTTCAGACAAGTATCAATAATCCAACTGGCTACGTTATGAAATATATCCAAAAAACATTTATAAATTTAAAGGAAACCGATGAGCTCGATGAGCTTGCCGCGTGGTATGTCAAGCACAAGGTAAGGAGATTTCTAAGCTCACGCACAAAAGTGCCTCTTTGGGTGTATAGAAAGATAAATTTTATTAGCTCTTACCAAGACTTTTACCATCTTAATGACGCTATAAACGACGATGAGAACGTATTAGAGTGGAATAAAGCAGAAGATTATATATACTTAAATTTGCCCCGTAGCAAAGAAGAGCTAATCTATCTCGACGGCAGGCTAGAACACTATATCGCGGGCAGGCTCATAAATAGCTACGACAAGATGAAACCACAGCAAATCAAGACACCATATCGAACAGACGGCAAATGTCCGCAATCGATAGACATCACTTGCAATATCTTAGCCCGTGAAGCTGCCGCATTTAGGCGGGAAATGGCACGCGAGCGCGGATGGTTTAAAAAATTCCCTATTCAAATGAAAAACTGGGAGCTATACAATTATTATCAAGAGCTCGACAAGAAAAACTGCAATATCCAACACCTTGCCCTTGTTGAAAACATTATGCTAGATCGAGGACTAGACAATTTTACTCATCATCACGAGAAACACAACCTAAACGCTCCTATCATTGAGAATTTTATAGAAAGAGGATTAAGAGAATATGAGTTCTAGGAGTAAAAAATGCAAAAAATAGAAGTTAAAGTGCCTGATTGTTCGTTTTTTGACGGCAAATTTAAGGAATTGGTGTCGATTGATTTTCAGACTGGACGGCTTAAATTTAAGGTCGACAAAAATACGATTGCTGACGTTGATTTTAAAATTTATCCATCTGTATTTTTTCGATTGCAAGATGTCGGGCTTTTTGATGATATTGAATGATTTATTTAGTGATTACATCGACTTTTACGAACTCTCGTTAAGCAAATCAACGCTTAGAAGTGATATTGCCACTTATAACAAGCATTTTAGGTCTGGTCTTGGTTTGCGAGAGGTTGAAACGATAAATTTTATCGACATTCAACGGTTTTGCAATGAGCTCATTAAGCAAGGATACCGGATAAAGACGATAAAAAACATTCTTGCAAAGCTCAAAGTAATTTTTAAGCTTGGTATGAAACTTGAAGTCATCAATAAAAATCCGTGTGACTTTGTGGAGCTACCAAAATTTGACAATAAAAGATATTTCGATTATAGCGTTACGATCCAAAAGAAATTTATAAAAGCTATCGTCGAGAATAAAGAGCCAAATTGCGATATATTCTTTTTTCTCCTGCACGGAAGAAGAAAAAATGAAGTGCTAAGCCTTAAATTTAGCGACATAAATTTTAAGACGCGTACTTACACTATCCCTTTTAAAATTAATAAAGCTAAACGCGATATGATCTATAAAATGAGCGATGAGCTTCATAATCGTTTGTATCGACGTTTCATTGAAGCGAAGAAGCAAAATAGATTAAATGATTATGTATTTATCAATCCAAAGACAAATACCAAATTTCAGGATTTAAGGAAAAGTTGGAATTCTCTACTCAAACGCAATGATCTACCAAAGATAAGGCTACACGACATCAGACATTTAATCGGCACTTATTCTATTAATTATTTAAAAATCCCTATCGAGCAGGTATCTTTTACGCTCGGACACACAAATATTATTACTACGCAAAAATACATTACAGCAAATGTTAAAAAATCAAAAGAAACTATCGAAAATTTAATACATTCAATCTCAGAATAAATTAAGCAAAATAAAAATTAGTTCGGAGTATCGATAAAATCGGAATTTGGTTGCGGAGGACGGATTTGAACCGCCGACCTTCGGGTTATGAG